CAAGAGTGACCCTAGCGCCAGATTGCGAGAGCGAGAGGAACAGGAACAGGAACAGTCCAAGTCTCGCCTCGGAGGCGGCGACTTGGCAAACCCGATCAGCGCAGGAGCCGGGGTGGGCGAACATCGAAGTAGTGGACAAGGACGGAAACCCGCCCGAGCACTGGAACCAGAGATTTTACGACAAACAGACAGGCAGGCTAGTTCAGAAAGGATTAACGCAACAGACACGCAACTGGCAAACCCCGAAAGTCAGCAGAGGACAATGGGAGAAGCAGAAGGACGGGAGCCGCAAAGACACGCTTCAGGGGGAAGCGGAGAATTGGCCGACGCCTTGCGCGGTGATGTTCAAGGGCAGCATGGCAAGTCAAGGATGGACAGGCTGGATTATGCGACAGAACAAGGATTTTCGCACCAGGCCCCAACGACCCCGCATGGCCCGACATCATCGCGAGAACGCCGCTATTTGCGCCGAGCATTAGCCAGATGGACGTTGCAAAAGCCGCTTACGTTCAAGCAGCTCAGAGCGTGGGCGAAGACAACCGAGAAGAAGCGGCTCAATCCTATTTTCGTGGAGCAACTGCAAGGCTGGCCCACAGGGTGGACAGATTACGGGCAGGCGGTAACGGAGTTTGCTCAATGGCAGGCGCAATCGCGTGGCTATCTCTATCAGCTCATTTTGAACAACAATAATTCAGCGCAATAACGCGCGAATATCGGCAGAGAAAGGAAATCCAATGCCAAAACAAAACAAACCTTTTGTGAAATTCACAATCACAGGCTACGTGCCAGCGCCCGACGTGCTAGACCGTAACAGCTTTGAGCGGTTCCATAAACGGCGCGCGCAAATCGAGGCGCTATCGCATGACAATCTCGAAATGTGCGAGGTCAATGTGAAAGCGGTGAATAAGCAGGTTGAGACGAAACCCGAAACGAGCGGCGAGGAAGAATAGCGCTGCCACAGATTAACCCCGTCACAGGTTGTGGCGCTTGTGACGGTCAATTTTGTGCCGCAAATTAGAGAAAGTAAGACTATGTTTGAAGCCGAGAACGGAAAGCGCGGGTTAGCCGTGACAGAAATCGCATATGCTTGAAGCTTTAATGATTTTGGGGATATTGGCAGTTTTGGTAATCTTATCAGCGCGCGTCATTTTCCCAAATGAACCCGAAATGAAAAGCGATGTCTATGATATTCACGGCACAAACGAGGCCGAGGAATATCTTGAAAGCGTGAGTGGCCCGCGATGATTAGCGGAAACGTGCTAGTCGCATCCTGGCAACATCATTTTCGACACGTCCCGTTGACAAAATTGTTCCCGAAGGTCAAAACGAGCCCGTAACCCTTCTAGGTTATTTATCCATTCATTGGATTTTCCCCTAACAAACTTGCCCCGCCTTGTGCGGGGTTTTCTTTTGCTTTTTCATAACGCGACGTGTTAAGGGAAATTTGAAGGGCGAAGCTCCGTTGGATAGAGCGGCCATTGGTCTATTGAATAGGCTAAGGCGTCAGTCATAGGTTCAAATCCTATCACCTTCATCGCCCCGTAAAAGCCGTCCAAGCGGATAATTTCAAGAGAAGCAGCAATGACACATCGAAAAGCGATAAGAAAAACTCTGTAACAACAGACGAAACAGCAGAAACGAAGCCAAAGCCAGCGCATTTATGGAAAAAAGGTCAGTCAGGAAATCCCAAGGGACGCAAAAAAGGTTCACGAAATAAGATAACGAAAGCCTATCTTACAGCGCTTCGTAAGGACTTCGAAAAGCATGGTATCGCAACGCTTGAAAAGGTCAGAGAGAAAGACCCCAAGACTTACATGAAGCTTGTCGCTGACTTGGTTCCCAAAGAGATCGACCTTGATCCGAACGACAACGGCGACGTTACGGTTATGATTGTGAAAAGCTTTGACGCTGTTCCTGAACACCCCGCCACCTTCAGGAAATAGAACGCCAGCTTATATCCATAGTTTTAAAATTGCCCGCCATGAAGCTGAAGGTAAAGGCCCGCTGTGGACGGCGCAGCAGGCAAGACGCAAGGCTGAAGAAATTCGCGAAGAAATGACGGTTTAATGAGTGACGACTTTAAACAGCGATGCGACGACTTTCGCGACATTGAAGAAGCTGGCTGCGTTGCGGCGCTTGAAAAGGCCAAGGCTGTGAAGCCAGAAGCGAACGGCGCTGAATTGCTGCATGAAGTTTCATGGGCGCTTATGTCAGGATCATGGCGCTTGGCCCTGACGCTTAATCCTGACGTGTCGCATGACGAAATCAAAAAGAATTGGCTGAAGCTGGCGACAGAGTTTGCAGACAATAATTCAACCCTACCTGAAGAGAATTGAAAGGAAACATCATGGACGATAAACCACAAACAGAAGAGCAGCCGCAAGACGAACCACAAGCCGAAGGGTCGCGCGACGGACACGTTACAGCCCGCGACTTCAACCCGTCTGACAATCCTGTTGTCGATGAAATTAAGCGTCGCGTTGAAGAGTTAGCAGGCTACATCGAAGGGGCTGTTCCCGCTGGCCGTCGTCGCTCTATAGCGTTGACACATTTGGAAACCGCTTCAATGTTTGCTGTTAAGGCTAACTTCTATCCTGAAGGATAAATGAAACATGTCGTCAGTCGTAATGTTGCCAAACAAAACGCTTGGGTTCGTGATGGGAAAGACCGCGCCATTGAGATTGCGCACAGACGTTGGGGCAAAGACGATCTGGTTCTTCATGGGACAGCTATAAAGACGCAAGAGCGGGTTGCGAACTATTGGCATTGTATGCCGCTCTATAAGCAATGCCGCGTCGCGCTTTGGGACGGGATCAACGCCCATACTGGACTAAGGCGGATTGACGAAGCCTTTCCGAAAGAATTGCGATCTTCGACAAATAAAGACGACATGAAGATTACGTTCAAGAACGGTTCGACATGGCAGCTAATCGGTTCAGACAGCTATAACGGATTAGTCGGCGCGGGAACGGCTGGAATTACCTTTTCAGAATGGGCGCTATGTAATCCGTCAGCTTGGGCTTATTTCCGCCCCATGGTTGAAGAAAACCAAGGCTGGGCGACATTCATCACAACACCGCGCGGACGAAATCACGCTAAACGGCTATACGACACGGCCAAGGCAAACCCGCGCTGGCATGCTGAAATCAGTTCTGTTCACCAAACGGGCGCACTGACACCCGAACAACTTCAAGAGACATTAGACGATTACACGGCTATTCACGGCCTCGACATGGGCAAGGCGTTACTGGAACAAGAATATCATTGCAGCTTCAACGCGGCTATCCCAGGCGCTTACTACGCCCGCGAAATGCTACAGGTTCGCAACGAACAGCGGATTACGCCTGAAGCTATGGTTCCGCCGGGGACTGAAGTTCACACTGTTTGGGACTTGGGAATGAGCAAAGGCGCGCTGGCTATCTGGTTCTTCGCTGTCGTCGGTATGCAGATTTATATTCTTGACGTGATGGTGACGGGCGACCTTGGCATTGACCAAGCAGCCAAAGAGATTGCGCGCAGAAGAGAAAAGCACAGTTGGCGCGCTGGCGTTGACTTCGTGCCGCATGACGCCCGCGTTCGTGACTTGGGAGCCGTTCAGGGCCGTTCCCGCGTTCAGACAATGATTGCTGAAGGGTTGCGGCCTAGCATTGTTCCGATGCAGTCAATCGATGACGGACGCCAAGCAGTTCGCAACACATTGCCGCTTTGCGTGTTCCATCCCCGAACCGAAGAAGACGGCATTACAGCGCTTGAAAGCTATCACCGTGAATGGGACGACGACAAGAAAACCTTCCTGAACAAAGCTGTCGGCGATTGGGCGTCACACCCTTCAGACGCATTCCGCTATTTAAGTTTGTCATGGAAATCTGTGGAAAAAGTGGTAAAGGCGAAAAAAGAGCCGCCGCCCGCTGGGACAGTTATTCTCGAAGGCGCGCCCATTCCAATGAGTTCAACAAGGATTGAAATATAATGGAAAACGAAAATAACGCTGACGAAAAGGGCACTGCAACAGCCTGGATTAACAAGATTAAAGATAGCCGTCAGGCATTCGCTGAATGGAACAAGCGCTGCGATAGAATTGCTGAAAGATATGCGCAAGCGAAGATGGGTAAGACGACGCAGCGAGAGTTCAAAATATTCTGGTCAAACATCGAAGTTCTGAAGCCGTCACTTTATGCGCGTTCGCCCGTCCCTGTTGTTGTTCCGCGCTTTAAGGACTTGAAGGAATTGCCACGTCAGGCGTCGGAGGTTTTGGAGCGCTCACTTGTGACGAATTTCGAACTGCAAGATATGGATTACACCATGAAGCTTTTGCGTGACGACTTTCTTCTATTTGCCCGCGCTACGCCTTGGCTGCGTTATGTCGCGCAGGGCGGCGAAGACAATGCCGCGTCTGAAGAAAGTCAGGTTAAATTCAGCGAAAGCGTGACGTTTGACCATGTTGGCAGAATGGACTTCCTGCATGACCCTGCCCGCAAATGGTCAGAAGTCGGATGGGTTGCCAAGCGCGCCTATTTAGAGCGCAAAGCCTTCAGCAAGCGTTTCCCTGATGCTGTCGGCAAAGGTGTTCGCTCAATGAAGCTGGAAGACGCGCTAGGGCAAAAGCATGGTTCGCCGAAAGTCGCCGTTTGGGAGATTTGGGACAAAATGACGAAAAAGGTTATTTGGATTGCTGAAAATCACGCTGATATTCTCGACCAGAAAGACCCGCATTTAGACCTTGAAGGCTTCTTTCCATGTCCGCGCCCAATTTATGGAACACTGCCTGAAAAGTCTTTGGTTCCCGTTCCTGACTTCGTTTATTACAAAGACCAAGTTGAAGAGGTCAACGAATTAACGGCCCGAATTTCAAAACTGTCTGAAGCGCTGAAATTGAAGGGCTTCTATGCTGGCGGCGAAGGAACGCTGAAGGCTGCGATTGAAAAAGCCGTGTCGATGCAGACGAATGACGCCATTTTGGTTCCTGTTTCGAACATGGCGGCCCTGGGTAACAAGGGCCTGAAAGATAGCATTGTTTGGCTTCCTTTCGTTGAAGTCGCTGGAATTCTCAAAGAGCTAATCGGGTTGCGTAAAGTTCTCATTCAGGACATTTACGAAATCACTGGAAACGAAACGGCTTCTGCGCAGAAGATTAAGGCGCAATGGGGAAGCGTCCGCATTCGGGAGCGTCAGGGCGAGATTGCGAGGCTGGCGCGCGACGGTTCGCGGATCATGGCTGAAATCATGGCTGAAAACTTCCAGGCTGAAACCTTTATGAGCA